GCAAGGGCTCGTTTGCCCATAAGGCTACCATCGTGGGCGACACCGTGGGCGATCCCTTCAAGGATACCTCTGGTCCATCGCTCAATATTCTCATCAAACTCATGTCGATGGTCAGCATCGTAATGGCTGGTTTAACCATCCTCTTTATCTAAAATTCCACAGGAAAAGGGCTCATTTCATCGGAAAATGAGCCTTTTTCCTACTTTTTTTGAAAAAAGTCTCAAAAAAGTTTGGTGGATTCAAAAATACTGCGTACCTTTGCACCCGCAATCGAGAAAACGATGCACCCGTAGCTCAGTTGGTAGAGCACCTGACTCTTAATCAGGGTGTCCAGGGTTCGAGCCCCTGCGGGTGTACTGAAAACCAAAAAGCGACTAACTAATAAAGTTGGTCGCTTTTACTTTTAGACAGCGGGAATATAGCCGCTAACTAACTAATTTTGTGGACGTTCTGTTGTAAAAACATAATGTTAAACTAAGCAGTTTGTTTGGACAGAATTGGACAGGATTAGACACGATTAGACAAAAATGTCTTACCAAATGCCTTACCGGTAACAAAAAATGTCTTACCAAATTAGTGAGTTTTGTTACCAATATCCACTAATTTTTGGACTAAAGCTCCTCGATTGTCCTTCTCATGGCCGAAAATGCCCTTACATCTGCGTTAAAAAATTAAAAAAAAGTATGAAACAGAATGTAAAGTTGGTCTTTGACCGAAAGAAGCAAGTTGAAAAAACTGGAAGTGGCAAAATCGAGCTTTGTATCTATCTTGCCAGGCGTGAAGTTAAATGGGAAACCGTTGCAACTTCCGATTTAGAGAACTGGGAATCTGTAGCTCAGGGCAGGAACATTCAGGCAAAGTTGAAGCACTATGAGCAGATTATCCATGCTATGCAGACATTCAATGAGGACATGACCATCGAGAACTTCAACAAGCATATCTTCACTGCCCAGACTCCGACCAAACCCGAAGAGAAAGTTCTCTTCAAAGGCAACGACCTTCGTCAGAGCTTTATTGAATTCTGCCGCAATCGTTTCGAGAATGAAGGCTTGGCCAAGAACTCCGTCAAGGACTTCACCGTAGTCTTCAACGCTCTCGAAGAATGTGGTTGTCTCAACACCTTCGCTGACTTGACCAAGGCTAATGTCATGGCTTGGGACACCTGGCTACGTATGGGAAACAAGCGCAGCGACTACACCATCAATGGCTATCACAAGAAAGTGAAGAAGTACACAAAGATTCTGTGGCAACTGGAGATGATTGAGTCTGACCCCTATCAATATGTTAAATTCCCCAAGGGCAGCAACAAGGAGCGCAACCCACTCGACGAGACTGAGCTTCTCAAGATGCGCAACCTCAAATGCAAAGGTTATCTCGAGCGCGCGCGTGATCTATTTATTTTTATGGCATACACAGGCCTGGCATACTGTGACATGCAGCAGTTTGATTTCACCTCTATGACTGTTGAGCGCCCTGACTACACCTATATAGACGGTGAGCGTCTGAAGACCGGAAGTAGCTTCTTCACCCCTATTCTACCCCCTGCCATGGAAGTATTGAAGAAGTACCGTTACAAACTGCCAGTCATCAGCAATCAGAAGCTCAACGAATACTGCCACGTCATTGAAGCCCTCTGTCAGATTCATAAGCCTGTGACCTGCCATATCGGACGTCATTCTTTTGCCACTCTGATGCTCAGCTACGGTTTCAGTTTAGAGACTGTCAAGAAAATGCTCGGGCACAAGGACATCAAGACAACTCAGATCTATGCCAAAATCTCCACGAAAATGGTAGAAGATGACGTCACGAAGAAGCTCAAAAAGCTCAAATAGGCTCCAAAATCTTATAGAACGTACCCTTTATTAACTGCGACTTTCCTGTACCCTCATGGAAGGTCGCAGTTATTTTCTCACAGACATACCTGCTCCCCTCTATGTAGAACAATGCCCTGGGATTCGGAATTACATCAGACAGGAATGAGAAGGTGAATTTCTTCTTGTTATCTATGTCATAGGTATACCTTTCCCCATCTATCGGCTCTTTCAACCGCATGGAATAAGGAGTCGTTATGGAATTGAAGTCGTCCGTTATTACCAATGAATCCACCACAGGACACGGCAGTTTGTCCGACTGTCTGTTTTGACCATCCCAGTAACCCACATACAACTTGTCGAAATATGCATCCGACTTATCCTGCTTACCATTTGCTATAGCCTTCCCAGCCCTTGACTGAGCCAATGCCCCGCCGTTGTAGTCAATATCATCACTACCTACACTTCCTGAACCGTACTCATTATTACGCCCTCTGCCGAACACACCACCAGACTGCCCGCCTGTAGATGTTCCCTGCCCGTCTGATCCTTCCGTCCATGAAATGGCACTGCCCATCTCCCCGCATTCCAGAAACAGACATTTTCCCAGCTCCTCATCCGTGTCATCCATCCATGCAGGCACGATGTTCAGTTCCATATCCTCAGCCTCTTTGTCAATAATCAGCCTTCCGAACTGATTGACAGGCATCAGACGGTTATAGTATTTGTACCAGTTATAGTCTGTATTCGTTGTTTCAATATGAGTGGACTTTACGAACTCACTCTTATAGCACCACATAATAAAATAGGTGTCCACATCCCTCGAATAAAACAACTTATGTCCATCTGAGCCGTTATAATAGCCCCTCGTATAGGCTGTCGCCCCTCCGTGACTGTTATTCATCGACTGGACACCACTGATTTTCAGCGAGCTTGTATATACCAGCAAATCACTCAGCGAGTCAAACTCCACAGCCTCCTTTTTATGCTCATCAATATACCACTGGCAGTCAAGATACGCCCATAGCCTGTTATCATTCTCAGCATAAACCAGATTCTTGGCTCCGATATAATCCGATTTGTTCTCTCTGGCCACCTCCACAGAATATTTGTTGATGACCTCACTGATATTCACAGGCTCCAGATTGTTTACCGCCTGATAAGAAAACTCAAAGCTGATGGTTTTTGCCTTGTGATTGATGGTAAACTCCCCTTTGAGGAAGTTCTCCAGCTCCTCAAAGAACTCCGTCAAAGACCAATGTGGAAGCGCAATGGCAAAATTCCAAGGACTCCATGTAGCAGGCAGCGTATTACAAATCACCAGATATTTATAGTCACTGTTCCTGATAGCCTCGAAATTCCCCGTATACCCTGTCACCTCACATATTTTATATAATATATATAGCAGATAAGGCTGGAAAGTCAGCGATGTCACCTCTGAAGACCAAGAAAAAAGCCCCTGCCCATTCTTTTCGGCTGCATTCTGCATATTCCCAGATGAATTGTTCACCCAAGGCAATGCTACCCAGTTCACCTCGGGAAAACATCTGCTCCACGCATTGCTTACCGACGTATTTGCAGGCTTACGCTCCTCCGCATCAGGATACCCCAGCGATAGCTGATTCAGATAGACATCATCAAACGTATCGTCGAAGTTCTGCTCTGAACGACCTTCCAGAAACTGCGTCTTTACCTCCACCTCTGAAATCTCCGTCACTACGATACTTCCAGACTTGAAGAAAGCCTTGTCACGAATGTCACAGTCGAAGACCACCTTGCTTTTCTTCACATCCTTTCTGTTGATATGCCCGAAGATACTGATGTTTTTAGGGCAGTCCTTCAGCGGAAAGGTAATCGTCAGCGTATAACTCTCTGAACCTGTAAACAGAGGATTCTCCGATATATACTCAAACGATGTATTCTTTTTCAAATAGGCCTGTTGGCCATTGATAATGATTTCCATAGATTACTTTCTCCTTGATTTAGGTGACTTATTACGCATCAGCTGGTCATATTCATCCTGCGCCTGCTTGATGCCTGTATCTCCTGTAACTGTATTGACTGTCACAAAAGGCTCATCCAACCGCTCCTTCAGCTGTTTGATGACTGTTGCATACTCCTTCATCATCGCATGAGTAGCTGCAATTTCTGTCTGTGCATCCGACGAAGAAGGCTGCACAATGACTGTCGGCGATGTTGGTGCGGACTGTGCGTAAACGCTTGGAGCGACTATCGACCTTGATACATCCTCCGAGCGTAACGACCCTATTGTGTTCGTTCGCTGCGCATAGTCCAGCGCATCAATCATCGGGCGGGCTACGGGCGACTGCAGTAACTCCTGCGATGCAACCCATTCCCCTTTGTGGACGACACCAGCCACCTCGTACTTGTCACCATCAGGCGTAAATCCACCACTGGAATACCCTTGTGCCGCTGCTGCCTCCTGCTGTTTCTTGATTGCTGCCACCTGAAGCATACCAGCTGCCACTGCCGTAGCTGCTGCTACTGGTGCCAGGATATAACCGATAAGAGGAACTGCTGCAGCTGAGCTATAGGCATTCAGTGCTGCTGTTGCTGTCTGTGCCACAGCCTGCATTACCTGCATCGTGTACATCTTCTTGCTGGCATCGTTCTTGACCTTGGCAACCTCTTTCTCCTTTTTCTGCTCCAGCCTTTTCACGATGTAGCTATTACCCTCTGCACTGGAAATCTCAGACTGATAGCGCTTCTCAATGGCTGCTACTTGAATGTCGCATTCAGCCTGAACAAGTGAAGACAGCTGTTGGAAGATGCTGCCCATTCCGGAACTGATGACCTCCAAGGAGCCTGTGACAGCCTTTCCCATATCTGACTGCAGCCATTCCTGCATGTCTCCCGTCCATTCTTCGAGGAAGTTCTTGTTGTCATCAAGGCTGTCTATGTTATATTTCTGACGCAAAGCCTTCTGAGCCTTCAGGAACGTCTCTTCAATACGAAGCTTCTCCTTGGCATTGTTGCCAGCAGCTTGTATCTCCAATTCATAGACCTCCTTCAGCGCCTCCAAGTCAGACATGTACCTGTTCATGCGCTCCCCGCTATTGGGACCAAAGAACTCATCTTTCAGTTTACTGAGTTGATCCTGGTGTTTCTTCTTAGCCGCTTCCGTCTCTTGCTGGTGCTTCTTCTGGTCAGAAACAAGTTTGTCCTGATAAGCCTTCTGAGCCTGCACATATTCAGTGGAACCCTCCTTGTACATCGTACTCATACGGCGAAGATGATTCAGTTCCAACAGTTCCAGTGTCTGCTGATATACCTCAGAAGATACCTCACCGTCAATGAAACGCTGCTTCTGAATGGCAAGGGATTCATTGTATAGCTGGTTTTCCTGCTCAACAGTTACCTTTGTATGTTGATCCACCTGCTTTTTCTCTGCCTCATAGTAGCTGGCCTGTGCCTCCAGCTTCTCCTGCTGTGTTAGGTCCGTATGCTCCAGCACCTTCTTTTGGTACTCAATTTCTATTTCAATGATACGTTGCTGGTACTGCTCATAGTTTTTCTTACCTGTAGCATAAGCAATACGATTGAGAGCTTCCTCCTCTGCTTTCCACTGCTTTTCCTCCTTGAATCGCTCCTGCTTTTTGTTGTCATCGCTATTCGGAACAAATCCACCTCCGTCCTTTTGAGGGTTATTCTCCTTGGAAAGCTTGGCAGCATCATCAGCCAACCGCTGGTTGTCAGCAGTCAGCGTATCAACAATGCTGTTATACTGCGTGACAGCAGCATCCAGTTTCTTCTGCTGCATCTTCCAAGCACGATAAGCCGACGGGCTGACATTTGCACGGCGAATGGCTTCCCCTTCATCCTGTCCCTGCCTTTCATTGAAATAGGCATTCTGGATACCTGCAGATGCCTGATTGAAATGACTGTCACGCTCTTTCTCCGCCTCAGGCAGCTTATCCAGTGCAGCCTTTATCTTGGCAGAGTTCTTCAGCTGCTCCGTATAATTCTTCAGGATTTGGGCATTATGACCATACAGTTTTCCCTCTTCGGAGATACTGGCATGATAGTTCGGGACAATCTGCTGCAGTTCCTCGATGGCCTTACGCCTGTTATGGACAGAAAGCGTCTCATCCTCTATCGTCCTGCGCAGTCTTTCAATCCTTGTAATCTCATCACGGGTGTTATGGTCAGCCTCCGTTTCTATATCCTTTAATCTCTGCTGTGCCTTGGCTGCATCATTGCTGGATTTGGCAAACTTCACATACAGCCCAAGCAGTATTGTGATGGCTGCAATGGCGGCACCCATCGGATTCATCTTCAGTACCTTGTTGAAGTAAAGCTGTGCTGCTGCAGCTGCCGTAATCTCCCCTCGAAGTACCTTATGTTTGAGGATGGATACAGCCAGCAAAGCATCCTCAATTACCAGTGATGCAGCTTTTAGTTTTTGTACAGCAATAAATCGTAAAGACCAGAGATACTGCAACTTAACTGCCGAATAATACCCAACTACTGCAACTGTTAAAGCCAGAAGAACTGTTTTGTACTTGATGATAAAATCCACGATGGTAGACAGTACTTTCAGCATGATGGTTGTCGATGAAAGCACATGGCTCATGACAGGCATCAGCTTTTCACCCAGCACAACAGCCAGTTCCTTCACATGTTTGCGAGCCTTGTCAAGGCGTGCCTGTACCGTATTGTTCTGTACGTTGTATTCTTTGGTAACAGAGGTGGCTTCCTGGAATGCCTTTGTAGCTTCCTCCTGTTCCCATTTCACCATATCCAGATTACCTGCCAAAGCCGAGATAACTTGGGCTGCGCGGGCACCATTCTCACCCATATCCTTGAATACTGGAGCCAGCACATCGATGTTGCCTAACTCGTGGAGCCTGTCAAGTAGCATCAGGAGGCCTTCATTTGTGCTACGTGTCAGTGCCTCCTTGAACCGCTCCGCATTGATGCCTGTTGCCTTGATGACCTTGTCCTGCTGCTTGAACATATCCATAATCAGCTTAGAAACGGCGGTTGCCGACATCTCTACCGCCTGTCCCTGACTATCTAGCACGGCTGCAAAACCCATGATTTGTGGGATGGTCATCTCTGCCTGTGCACCTACACCCGCCATTCGCTTGGCGAAATTAGCCAGATAAGGAGCGGAAGCCGTACAGTTCTGGGAAAGCTCGTTGATAACGGAACCGACAGAAAGCAAAGCTTTCTCCGTTCCCAGCCGTTTCTCATCTCCGAAAATGTTGGT